ATGTCCGCCAATCCCGTCACCCTTTATCGCATGGACCGGCCCCGCCTTTGGGGCCGCGACGCGTTTGCCAATGAGCTTATGGCCGATCTGGAGGCAGGTTGCACGATCATCGGACTTGAAGGGGTGACAGGAGCTGGAAAGTCCGAGTTCGGCTACCAATTTGCTCGGCTTTGCCAAAAGGAGCGAGGTCCAAGCCCGCTATTTATCGACGGCGGCATTGCAGCCACCGAGGAGCTGCTCGTCGGTAGCCTTTGCGAGCAGCTCCGCGCCGTGCCACGAGTCGATTTCCAAGGTTTTGGCGAGAAGGCACAAGGGTTCCTTGGTCGGCTGGTGCCGAGCATGCGCCGTATAGGCGGCGCTATGGTGCAGGACATCGCCAAGGCCGCAGGCTTGGACAAGGCGGAGAAAACCGTGGAGGCTCTCACGGACTTTCTGACGGGGATCGACGCGGAGCCTGAACCTTACGTCAAGCTGGCGGAGGCTGCCACCGCGAACCGGCGGGCGCTCATCGTCGAGTACCTGCAGTTCGTGGCTGATCTTGGCAATCCGCTCTGCATCGTCATCGACGAGTATGAGCTTCTGGAGACCTCGGCACGCGAGTTCCTTCGTGTGCTGATGCGCCGGAAGCCCGAAAGCTGCAGGTTGCTGATCCTGGTCAACTCTGAGCGGGAGCCGCCAAGCGATTGGCGCGGGGCCATGGTGCCCGCGATCAAAGCAGCCAACGGCGACGTTCATAGCATACCCGAACTGGGCCGAGACGAGATCGCGCGATGGCACGAGGATGTGATCGGGCGCGCGGCTGACGCATCGACAGTTGACGACCTGATCCAACGATCCCGCGGCGGTCGTCCTGCATACCTTGCGGAGCTTCTGTATGCGGTGCTGTCCGGCCGCGGCGCTCCCCGCGTACCCGACTTCGATGAGCTGCAGGCAGCACGGCGCCGTTCGCTGACGCCTGCTGCGCACTTGTTGGGCGACCTAATGTCGCTCCTTCCTGGCGACGTCGCCGTTCCACGCACGTTCCTTGAGGCCGTCGCCGATGTGGCCAGCATCGATAGCCGATCTGCTATCGACGAGCTCTACGGAGCCAGTCTGATCCGGCATGTCGGTCACAGGACACGGTTCGTCCATTCAAGCTATGCAATCAGCTGGCTCAGCGGCATAGGCGTTCGACGGCGCGACGAATTGAAGGAAGTGTGGTACAAAGCGTTTGAGCATGCCGGCTTCACGAGCGGTGAGTTGACGGGCGGGCTGCTGTCCCTCGTCGCGCCGCGGCTCGTTGAGCGGCAATCGGGCGAAAACATCGCCAAGCTGGCGACTAGCCTGGCGGAGCATGGAGCGCAGGATGACAGCTTGTTGCTTCTCACAACGTCCTGGCGGGCGGCGCCGGGAGCCGAGACCCTCAGCAGCGGCGTGATCGAGCACGCTCTTCAGGCTGCGCGTCTCCAGCTGGACCTTGGTAGGTACGCCGCGGTCCACGAGCCCCTGCGCGCCGTTGAACTGCAGGCTTCAGCGGGGACGCCGCTGCGCAACGCCGCAGACTTGCTGCGCATGAAACTCGCGCTCCGCCTCAATCGATACGGTCTGGTCTGGTCGCTATCGGATAAGCTCATTAGGCAGGCGCCCTCAGCCGCCGACGTTCAACTTGAACGCGAGCTGATCCTGAATACCGCTCTGCGCGACGTAATGGACGAGGATGGGGTTCGCGCTTCAACCGAGCGACTTCGGACGCTGCTGGCCCACGCCGACGAAGCCGGCCAGGCCGCGATTTACCGGTCGCTTGCTAGGTCGCTGGCGAAGACCGGCGACGTGGCAGAGGCGGTCCGTCTTGCTAGTGAGGGATTGGAAATGGCGAATGCTCAAGGCGACGCCAGATCTATTGGGAACGCACACCTAGCGCTCGGAGAGGCGCTGCGTCACGCCAGAGACGAGCATACCGCCCTCGCGCACTACCACCAGGCTATCGATTTCGGAAGCGCCACTGGGAACCGCGACAGCGAATTGTGGTCTTGGCTGGGGGAGGCGAGCGCGCACCTGCAGTCCGGCGACATCGCCCAAGCCGAGACGTCACTCAGAGTGGCAAGGTCCTTAGTGGAAGATCCGACGTTCGAGCATCCACTCGAGACCGCGCACGTCGCGCTCATTGGGGCTCTCGCTGACGTACTATCGGGCAACGTAGTCGACGATGACGCTGTTTTGGGGCGGTACCGCCGGCTCGGGATCGGTTGGCCGGAGAGCTACCTACGAGAGACGCGTGACAAAGGAAGCTTGCCGCACGCCCTACCTATCTAAGCGTTCTCGCCCGCCCAGTGGCGAGCGTGAGGGCTCCGTGACAACGGTCAAGTCGCACCAGGCGCGAACTCCCGCTCTTCAAACGCGACGGCGGGCACGCCCAGGCGATCGTTGATCTCGAGCCAGGGCAGCATCAGCGGCACGATCTCGAGTTCCCAGAACATCTGCATCGCCTGCAGCGGGTTGCCCGTCGTCGAGCCCTGCGCCGGCACGATGCCGAGCAGCGACGGCGGCACCCGGTGCGCAGCCAACACGTCATCGCGAGTCGCATTCTTGATGCCGAGGAACTCGTCTTTCGCGCCCGCCTCGGCGATCGGCAGGATCTTCAGGCTGCCATCCTTGCCGTTCGGCGCATGGACGAACAGGTTGCGGAAATTGCCCGGCCCCTTTGACGCGCGGAGCGCCGCCTTCAGCTTGTCCGTGTCGCCCTGGTCGATGTCACCCGTGGCGTAGAGAATGTAGCCGGCGTGGCTGCCGTTCAGGTAATAGCGGCGGCGGAAGAGCGTGGCGGCCTCGTTCAGCAGCGCCGACTGCAGGGCGCTGAGATATTCCGGGACGCCGTAGATCTCCTGGTTGATGTCGGGCTGCGCCGTCTGGATCACTGAGCCGCGCTTGAACTCGGTCTCGCTGCGGCCGCCGGGCACGTAGAAGAAAGACCCTGCCTCCACCCCGCGACGAGTGAACTTTGCCGGCGAATAATCAAGCCGCAGGGGCGTGCCGAGCACGCTGTCGCGCCGCTCGAGGTAGCCGTTGCCGAAAACCAGATAATCCTGCAGCGCCTTGCCGAACGTCGATCGTGACAGCCACGGCGTGGGGATCAGCGCCGATGTGACCAGATTGCGCTTCAGCAGGATCGCCGAGCTGTGATGCGGCGATGCGCGGAACGCGCGCGCCAGCCCGTCGACCGGCACCGGCGGCTCATACCACCGCCCGTTGTGCCAGCATTCGAGCATGTCGAGCAGCTCGCGCCGGTTGAGCACCGGCTCGGGATCCCCGAACGCAAAGGTCTCAATCGCGCGGCCTGGATCGTTCGCCGCGACGATCGCGCCCGCGGCCGCGCTCGCGGCCTCCCGCTGCGACATACGCCGCGCGCGCCCTGCCCTGCTCATTCGAAGATCTCCATGCTGGTCTGCTGCCTGGCCTGGCCGTCGAGCGGCTCGTTCGCGAAGATGTGCATGGCCGCCCAGGCGAGGTCAGCGTGGCCGTCCGCCTCGGAGCGCCCCGCCTTGAAGGTGATCGCGCGGCCGCTGCCGGTCAGCGCCTTCTTGATCGACAGAAAGGATGAGACGACGTCGAGCCAGCCCGCATCCCACTGGACACGGCCGCGGCGCAGCAGGTTCTGCGCCTTCATCACCATGGTGGCCTTCGTCTCGAGCGAATATTCGATCTTGGTCAGGCCGCGGACGGCCACATTGCCGTTGCTGTCCGCCTTGCCGAGCAGCTGGAACACGGCCGCGCCGATGCCGGTCGCATCCACGCCGAGGTAGGTGCAATTGTAGCGCGCGAGGATGGTGCGGATGAACAGCGCCTGCTGCTCGAAGTCGAGCCCGCGGAGCGAATGCTTCTCGAGCAGCCGGAACGTGCCGCCGGGCTTCGTCGGCGGCGCGGCGATGATGAAGCCGGCATTGTCGCCGTCCTCGCTCTCCTGCGGATCGTAGCCGGCCCACACCTCGCGGTTGCCGAACGGGCGCTTGGCATCCGGATTGAAGTCGGCCCACTCGACCAGGCTGTCGCAGCCCGCGGCGACCAGCTCGTTGAACTTGAAGGCCGACAGGCTGTCGTCGACGAACTGGCACAGCAGCAGGTTGGCGAACTCGTCGGGCGCATATTCAATGCGCAGCTCGTCGAGGTTGAACAGGTCGCAGCCGGCGGCCTCGGCATCCTCGATCGTGACGATCTGCCGCCATACACCGTCCTCACACAGCCGGCCCGCCTTCAGCGCCTCATGACTGACGTCGATCTCGATTCGGTCAGCCTTCTTGACCCGGCGGTTGCGGCGCTCGCCCGTCCAGTATGGATGCGCCTGGTGGCGGATGGTCGATGGCGTCGAGAAGTAGGTGCGACGCCACTTCTTGTGCATCGCCATGCCGCTGGCGACCTTGTTCAGCTCCTCGAAGCCGTAGACCCAGAAGAATTCGTCAAAGTAGAAATTGCCGTGATAGCCCTGCGCGGTGCGGGCGTTCGTGCCGAGGAAGTGCAGCTCGGCCGCGGGCTCGTCCTCGGGGATCAGCTCCGACGTCAGGATGATCGGGTCGCCCTTCAGGTCGACGCCGACCCGCTTGGCGAACTGGACGATGTAGCCGCGGAAGATGTGCGCCTGTGCCTTGGAGGCGGACAGGAAGATCTGGTTGCGCCCGGTCTCGAGCGCGTCGATCAGCGCCTCGCGGGCGAAGTACCAGGTCGCGCCGATCTGGCGCGACTTCAGGATCATGCGCGTGCGGAGCGATGAGCTGGCGAGCCAGTCTTCCTGGTAGCCGAACAGCTCGCTCTCGAAGATCCGCCGCAGCTCGGCGACCTGGTCGGCGGTGAAGTGGTTCGGCTTCGCCTTCTTCTTCGGCGCGGCGTTCCGGTTGGCGACCTTCTCGTTGAGATCGCCCTCGTGCCCGCCGGGCGCTTCGTAGCGACGGATCTTGGCGAGCGTCGCCACCTGGCGGCCGAGCGCGTCGAGCAGCGTCAGGTCGGCGCCGGTCAGCTTGTCCTTGGCGAGCAGCGCCTGATAGCGCACCTCGAGGCTGTCCTCGAGCCGCCGGATCATCGGGGCGTTTTCCCAGGCCTCCCGCTGTTTCCAGCTTTCGATCGTAGCGCGGGGCACCGCCTTGCCGTCCTCGCCCATGATCGCGCGCAGCGGCAGCTCGGCGGCGATCTCCGTCACGCCCCACCCACGCCAGAACAGGCTGCGAGCCTCGCGGCGCGCATCGATCTTCGGGGGGAGCGGCAGGACGTCCATTGCGGGCGCGACTTAGCCACGCGCGCTGCCCGGCCCGGAGCGCCCCGCCTTGTAGAGTGCGTCTCTACAAGGCGGTTCGCTTGAGAAGATCGCGCCCTCAGTCCCTTTTCGCGGCCGTCACCAGCTGCCCGGCAGCCGAACCGATCCGAGGGACCGACCCGCATGGCCAAGACCAAGTTCTTCCGCGTCGCCGTCGAGGGCGCCACCACCGACGGCCGCGTGATCGAGCGCGACTGGATCGACCAGATGGCCGCCGGCTACAATCCCGAGACCTACACCGCCCGCATCAACTGCGAGCATCTGCGCGGCTTCAGCCCCGACAAGCCGTTCAACGCCTACGGCTCGATCGTCGCGGTGAAGGCCGAGGATTTCGCGCTTCAGCTCGACGGCAAGTCGCAGACCCGCCGCGCGCTCTACGCGCAGTTCGATGTCAACGATCAGCTGGTCGAGATCAACCGCGCCGGGCAGAAGCTGTTCAGCTCGGTCGAGATCGCGCCGAACTTCGCCGCCACCGGCAAGGCCGGCCTGGTCGGCCTTGCCGTCACCGACAATCCCGCGAGCCTCGGCACCGAGATGCTCGCCTTCTCGGCGGCCAAGCCGATGATCGACGGCTTCAAGAGCAAGCCTGACAGCCTGATCTCGGCATCGGTCGAGTTCGCCTTCGAGCTTGAGCAGGCCGAGCCGGATGCCGCAACCGGCGCGTTCGCGGCCATGAAGACGTTCTTCGAGCGCTTCACCACCAGCACGCCGGCCCCCGCCACTCCGGTGGCGCCCGCACCCGCCGGCACGCCGCCGGCCACGCCGCCTGCCAACGACAACTTCGCCCAGCTCGCCGAGGGCATCCGCCTGCTCGGTGCCGGCGTCACTGCGCTCTCCACCAAGCTCGACACCGACGTTGGCGTGCTCCGCACGGAACTCGGCACGCTGAAGACGCAGCTCGGCAGCACCGAGCAGCCGGGCGGCACTCGACCGCCGGCGACCGGTGCCGAGGCGTCGAAGTACGCCACCGACTGCTGAGCCGCCTCGAACCACACCTGCCCTCGCCCCGGAGCAAGCCCCCATGCGTAACGCCACCCGCGCCCTCTTCCATTCCTACGTGAGCGCGATCGCGCTGCTCAACTCGGTGCCGTCCGCGGCCGAGAAGTTCACCGTCGCGCCCGCGGTCGAGCAGAAGCTCGAGGAGCGGATCCAGCAGTCGAGTGGCTTCCTCAGCCAGATCCAGGTGGTGCCGGTCGATCAGCAGGAAGGCGACAAGGTCGGCATCGGCATCACGCGGCCGCTCGCCAGCCGCACCAACACGGCCGCCGGCAACCGCCGCACGCCGACCGATCCGACCGACAGCACGGATCTCGGGCGCTACCGCTGCGAGCAGACCAACTTCGATCACGCGATCAAGTATGCGAAGCTCGATGCTTGGGCGCACCGGCCCGAGTTCCAGCAGCTCGTCCGCGATGTCATCCTGAAGCAGCAGGGCCGCGACCGGATCATGATCGGCTGGAACGGCACGTCGGTGGCCGTGCAGACCGACCGCGCCGCCAACCCGCTGCTGCAGGACGTCAACAAGGGCTGGCTCTACAAGATCCGCACCTTCGCGCCCGCCCGCGTGCTGAATGACGGCGACCTGACGCCCGACGCCACCAAAGCGATCTATGTCGACCCGGTCGATGATGAAACGAAGCGCGATTACGTCAACCTCGACGCGCTCGTGTTCGACGCGATCGAGCTGCTCGACGAGTGGAATCGTGACGATACCGACCTGGTGGTGATCGTCGGCCGCAACCTGCTGCAGGACAAGTACGCCAACATCATCGAGGCCGCGTCCAACACGGCGACCGAGATGGAGGCGCGCGATCGCATCCTGACGCTGCCCAAGCAGATCGGCGGCAAGCGCGCGGTGGTGGTGCCGTTCTTCCCCGCGAACAGCATCCTCATCACCCGCCTCGATAACCTGTCGATCTACGTCCAGAACGGCTCGCGTCGCCGCCTGGTCAAGGACGAGCCCGCGCTCGACCAGATCGAGAATTACGAGAGCGTCAACGAAGCCTATGTCGTCGAGGACTACGGCATGTGCGCGCTCGTCGAAAACGTCGTCATGGGCAAGAAGCCGGCCTGATCGCCGGCCGACGCCCCGCCCCTGTAGCCCGCCCTCACAAGAGATCCGCAATGAGCCTCGCTCGACGTCACCGGGAGCGCATCCTGGCACAAATGACCGCGGCGGACCCCTCTTCGGTCGAGGGTGGGCTCGCCCTGCCCGCCGCCGCGAACGGCCCAGCCGCCGCGGCGGCGGAGCAGATGGCGCTCCGCCTCACCCATGATCTTCGCCGCCTGAAGCAGATCCAGTCGCGCGAGCGGAAGATCGAGACCAAGCGCGACCTGCTGCCGGAATATGCCGCCTGGGTCGACGGCCTGGTCGCCGGCGCCGAGCAGGCGGGCGCGGGCACCACCGAACAGGTGCTGCCCACCATCATGATCTGGCGCATCGACGTCGGCGACTTTGTCGGCGCGCTGCCGCTCGCCGAGCATGTGCTGCGGCACGGGATCGCGCTGCCTGCGCGCTACGAGCGCACGGCGGGCACGCTGATCCTCGAGGAGATCGCCGAAGCCGCGCTCGCCTCGCTCGGCCGCGGTGACGCCTTCGATCTCGACGTCCTGGAGCGCATCGCCGAGCTGACCGCCGGGCACGACATGCCCGACGAAGCCCGCGCCAAGCTGGTCAAGGCGATCGGCATGGAGCTGCAGCGGCAGGCCGAGACGGGGGACGCCGACGCGGCGCCCGCCCGCGCGGCGCTCGCCGTCGCCGCCTTCGAACGCGCCGAGCGGCTGCACGCCCGCGTCGGCGTGGAGGACAAGATCAAGCGGGCGGCGAAGCTCGCCGCGACCGCAACCGACAACGAAGAGACCGGCGCCGCCGGTTGATCAGACCAGCTTCGCCGGCGGCAACGCCGGTGAACGTAGCTCGCCCCCCGGCGCTCGGGGGCGGATCGCGCGACGCGGGAGGGGCTTCGGCCTGAGGGCCGCCGTCTGACCCGGTCCCCACCCCCGAAAACCGGGGCGAGGAAGGAACCGCGCATGTCCACCACCATCGTCGGCTGTCCGACCGTCATCGTCCCGCCCGCGCCGGCGGCAGAGCCGAAGATCGCCGGCGGCTGGTGGCCCGACATCGATCCGGGCAGCATCCGCGAGCAGCTGCGGGTGCGTGACGCAGTGACGTCATCGCGGCTGCGCGAAGCGCTGCTCGGCGCCATGGTCACCGTCCACCGGGAGCTGCGCTCCTGGCGTGCCGGGCACGAGGCCGCCGGCCATGCCAGCCTTGCCGCCGTACCCGCCGACGAGCTGGGCGACGAAAGCGAGCTGGTCATCCTCTACCGGCGCGCGATCGGCGCCTATGCCAAGGCCGAGCTGGTGGAGCGGCAGCGCGACACGGACCTGACCGGCGCCGGTCAGCGCCAGGTCGCCGATCTCGATCAGACACCAGGCGAGCTGCGCCGCGATGCGCTGCACGCGATCCGCGACATGCTGGGCGTCAGCCGCACCGATGTCGAGCTGATCTGATGGCCGACACGCTCCACGCGCGCGAAGGCGACGCGCTGGACGGCCTGCTCGCCCGCGAGCGCGGCCTCGGGCCCGAAGATCTCGGGCCGGTGCTGGCGGGCAACCCCGGCCTCGCTGCCCTCGGGCCCCTCCTGCCGATCGGCACGCCCGTGTCGGTCCCCGCCATCGTCGTGCCCGCCGCGCGCGAACTCCCCCTCATCCAGCTCTGGGATTGACCATGTCGATCGAAACCCTTCTCCACGATGCGGCCGATGCGGTCGGCAAGATGCTGGGGGCGCTCGCGCCCGCGGCCTTCGGCAGCCTGGTCGCGCAGATCCACGAACGCGGACTCGCCTGGCGCGATCGCCTCCTTGCCTATGTCAGCGGGATCCTCGTCTCCTACTATGTCGGCCTTGGCCTGCAGGCGTGGCTCGCCTTCGACGACTTCGTGCGCCAGTCGATCGGCTTCGTCATCGGCATGATCGCCTTCAAGGCGACGCCCCGCTTCATCGCGGGCGGCGCCGACATCTTCGCCACCCTGCCGGATCTGGTGAAGACCTGGCTTGCCCGGAAGGGCGCGTGATGGCGATCGCCTGGATGAACGCGCAGGCGCTGCGCTACTTGACGCTGCACTGCGCCGCGACGCCTGAGGGCCGCGACGACAAGGCAGGCGCGGTCACCGCCTGGGACAAGGCCAAGTTCGGCCAGCCTAGCTATCACTGGGTCATAGAGCTGGACGGCACCGCGGTGCGGACGCTGCGGGACGATCAGCGCGGTGCGCACACCGGCGGCGCGAATACCGGCAATATCGGCATCTGCTACGTCGGCGGCGTCGACAAGGCGGGCAGGCCGAAGGACACGCGCACGCCGGCACAGCTGGCGACGATGGAGCGCCTGGTGCGCGAGTATCGCGCGCGATTCCCGAGGCTGATCGTCCGTGGGCACCGCGACTGGTCGCCCGACCGCGACCGTGACGGCAAGATCGAGCCGCACGAGTGGCTGAAGGCATGCCCGTGCTTCGACGTGGCGGCCTGGCTGCGGGGGATCGGACTGTGACCGCCCTGATCGCGCTCCTCGCGCGTCACCGCAGCTGGTTGCTGCTGCTCGCCGTCGCTGCGATTGGCGCAGCCCTTTACGCCTGGGGCGCGGAAGCCCGCGCCGATCGCGCGCGGCTGCTCGCGTGGGGCGACAAGATGTGCGCCGCCGCGGGCGCCGAGCTGATGCCGGCCAAGGGCAAGCGCGGCGCGGAATGCTTCACCGCGGTGCAGGCGCTCGCCCGCTTCAAGGCGGAGGCCGCCGAGGCCACCGCCGAGGCGCTCGCCACGGCCGAGCGGAGCCGCGCTAACAGCGCCGCGGCAGATGCCCGCGTCGCTCGGGCCGCCGCCGATGCTGCCCGCACCGCTACTGCCCAGATGGAGGCCGCCAATGCCCAGGTCACGGATGATCGCGTGGGTCGCGACTGGATTGCTGCTCTCAACCGCACTGCCGGGCTGCGCCCACGTTGATCGGCCGGCGCCGCCCTCGGCGGTTGCGGTGACGATCGACAAAGCGCCGCCGCCGGATCTGCGCGGCTGCGCCGATCGCCCGGCGCCGCTACCCGAAGATGCCGTCGCAATCCTGCCTGCCCCGCTCCGGGTGGCGCTGATCGCGCTCGCCGGCGCCTTCGCCGCCAATGCCGCCCGGCTCGATCGGCTGGTCGACTGGCACGATCCGGACGCGCACTGCGCGACACCGGCGGACTGATCCGATGAAGAAGCCCGACAGCCTGCGCGATCTGCTGCTCTACCTGGTACCCGGTCTCAAGGAAGATCCGGGACGTCTGTCCGTTTTCGTCGACAAGGGGCAGATCCTCAGCCTCGCCGGGCGCTCGCTGTCGTTCGAATATCGCTACACCGCGAACGTCGTCGTGCAGGATTACGCCGGCGACGATAACGCGCTGTTCGTGCCCGTCCTCGCATGGATCGCACAGCATCAGCCCGACCTCCTCAAGCGGCGCGACAGCGATCCCTTCACCTTCGAGGCCGAGCTACTCGAAACAGGCGCGAAGGACGTCTCGCTGCAGCTCGATCTCAGTGAGCGGGTGCGCGTCGTCGCGCGCGACGCCGGCGGCTTCGAGGTGACCTATCTAGATCGGCCCATGCCGCTCGACGACGGCGATCACTTCGAGGGCGTCTGCGGCGTCGTGCTGCGCGAGGGCTTGGCCGGGCCCGAGCTGGTCGCGCCCTGATGGACGATCTGGCCGAAATCGAGCAGCTCGCCGGCCAGCTGCTGCGCCGGCTCGGCCCCGGCGAGCGCCGGCGGACGCTGCGCGCGATCGCGCGCGAGATCCGTTCAACGCAGTCCGCACGCATTGCTCGGCAGCAGGATCCTTCCGGCGCCGCCTTCTCGCCGCGACGCGTCCGCGACGATCCTAAGCTCGGCGCGTACGCGGTCCGCTTCCTCTATCCCAGGGGCGCGGCGGAGCCGCGCGTGGTCTTCATGAAGAGCTGGCTGCGGCAGGGTGACATGCTGACGGGGTTCGACATCGAGGCCCGCGCTGTGCGCAGCTTCCGCTGGGATCGTGTCGATCAGTTCCTGCCGATCGATGCGACCGACCGGAACAAGAGCAGCGGCAAGCTGCGCCGCAAGGGCCGCATCCGCAACGCCGCCATGTTCCGAAAGCTGCGCAGCGGCCGCTTCCTCCGCTCCGGCGCGACCGACGCCGAGGCATGGATCGGATTTGCCGGTCGCGCGGCCGAGATCGCTCGCATCCACCAGGACGGCGGCCTTGATCGTCCTTCCCCGAAGGTCAAACCAGTCCGCTATGCGCGGCGCACGCTGGTCGGTCTCACAGAAGCCGAGCGAGCGCGGATCCTCGATCTCCTGCTCGAGCACGTCGCGGCTCGATGACCGCTAATGGTGGGCAGCGGCCCGGCCGCTCTCGGACGCTGAGGTGACCTAAGCGGCTCTTTGTTCAAACGTCGCCGGCCGGCAGCTACCCTGTGGCGATCGTCAGCCGTCTGCCACAAGTCTCCGGACGATCGCTAACGCATCGTCGACGGAGGACGCCACGCGGCAGCCGTTGATCTCCTCCAGGCCGGTTCCGCGGGAGGTGACGAGGTGGTGGAGCGGACCTTCGGTGAGGAATGCATCACAGTATGTAAGCGCGATCGTAGCATGCCCGAAGTCGTGCCAATCGTTGGCCTTGAACAGCCGTTTTTTGTCCCACCGCATCGCTGCATGGATGGACGCTTTCACATGAAGCGTGCGCATCGCGGCGCGATACTCGGGTCGCTTAACGGCGTGATAGAGGAGGTTGCGGCACATGTTGACTGACGCGGCATGCTGCTCTGGGCTCGGGTCCGGGCGACTGCCTGTCGTCCGCGCCTGCATCTCGGTGATGATGTCCGCCGCGATCTCCCCAACCACCTCGACGGCGCCACGGAGCTCGACGTCGTAGGCGTTCTCGTAGCTGCGTAGCTCGTTACGATGCTCCTGATTTCGGGCGTTCGTATCGTCGGTGAGCTCGGTAAAATCGCAGTGCAGTTCCGCGCCGTTATCCATGCCGGCTACAAGGTCCGACAGCGGCATCTCCCAGAGATGGTCAAAGACTCGCTTCTGCAACTCGAGTTCATCTTCCGGGGGCAGCCCGTCAAGCTTTGGATGCATGTCGCCAAGCGCGTAGGCGACCTTGGTCCAGATGAGCTCCTGCATCGGATGCACAGCCTCCGATCCGTGAAGTGCTGACGATAGGAACCGGTGTACCTCCGTCGCGAGCAGGGTCTGCGGATCCATGGACGTTACGCCGAGGCTTAGTTCGTCGATGAGGCGCGCAGTGGCCTGCCGGCGCGTTGGCGTGTTTGCCTGCTTCGTGAGCTCCATGAAGAGGTCAGCGCTTATCGGGCAGACTAGGCGGCCGGCGTTCACGCCCCGACGAAGGAAATGCAGCAGCTTGCGGGAGGCGGCGTCGGTCCGACGAGCGGCCGCGGTCTCTCGGAGGATGATCCAATAGCGAGTGTCGAGGTATACCTTCCGGCGGCCCAGCAGCTTCTGGCCGAGCTCGATCTTCCGCGCGCGGCTGTGCCGTTCGATGGTCATGGTCCTACCGATCCAATCTTGAAGACGGTCCGCTTGCTTACCATCCCGGTATCAGCGCTCGGCGGCCAGCTCGTTTCTCCAACACCCGCATGAGGTCAGGGTCATCGGTTAGCCGATAGTCTGGCAGGCTCAACGATTGTCCGCAATCGGGCTCGGCTGAGCTGCGGGAGCGGCTGACATTGGGCGTTAGCGGACATTCGAGACGGGTGACGCTCGCCTTGTAGAGTGCGTCTCTACAAGGCGGCTTCGTGGCGCTCCCGCCCCTTCGCCCGCGACAAGCGACGGGATGTCCGCCGCCTCGACCTTCATCGCTGTCGATCTGTCGCGCCTGCCCGCGCCGACGATCGTCGAGCAGCTCTCGTTTGAGCAGATCCTCACGGCGATGCGCCAGCAGCTGCACGAGCTGCTGCCCGAGTTCGACGCGTTCCTCGAGTCCGATCCCGCCATCAAGATCCTCGAGGTGGTCGCCTACCGCGAGCTGCTGATCCGCGCCGACTGCAACGACGCGGGCCGCGGCAACATGCTCGCGTTCGCAACCGGCGCCAACCTCGACAATCTCGGCGCGCTGTTCGGCGTCTCCCGCCTGCTGATCGCCGAAGGTGACGCGCAGCAGGGCATCGATCCGACCTACGAGAGCGACACTGCGCTCCGCCGTCGCATCACGCTCGCACCCGAGGGTTATTCGGTGGCTGGCCCTGAGGGCGCCTACCTCTTTCACGCGCTCTCCGCTGATCCTGACGTGCTGGACGCGACCGCCACCAGCCCGGCACCGGGCGAGGTGCTGGTCACGGTGCTGTCGCGCACCGGCAGTGGCGCCGCTGACGCCGAGCTGGTCGCAGCCGTCGATGCATACCTCTCGGCCGACACCCGCCGTCCCCTGACGGATGCCGTCACTGTGCAGTCGGCAGAGATCGTGACCTACTCGGTCGACGCAGCGATCACCGTCTTCGACGGGCCCGATGCCGCGATCGTGCTGGCAGAGGCGCAGGCGCAGCTCGAAGACTATTGCGCGCGCAGCCACCGGCTCGGTTACGACGTCACGCGCTCGGGCATCTTCGCCGCGCTCCACGTCGAGGGCGTCCAGAACGTCGCCCTCACCGCTCCGGCTGCCGATATCGTTGTATCGGGCGAGCAGGCGGCGTGGCGCACGGCGCTCACCCTGACGATCGTGGGCACCGGCGAATGAGCCTGTTGCCGCCCAACGCCACCCGCTTCGAGCGCGCGCTCGAGGCCGCCACGGCGCGGATCTCCGATGTGCCGGTGCCGCTCCGCACGCTCTGGAACCCCGACACCTGCCCCGTCCAGCTGCTGCCCTACCTTGCCTGGGCGCTGTCCATCGACGTCTGGTCGACCGACTGGCCGGAATGGGTGAAGCGCGAGCGCATTCGCCGCGCGATCGCCATCCAGCGTCGCAAGGGCACGGCCGGCTCGGTTGCGGACGTGGTCGCCGCCTACGGTGCCCACGTGGTGGTGCGCGAGTGGTGGCAGGCCGAGCCGCGGATGGCGCCGCACACCTTCGCGCTCGTCCTCTCGCTGAACGGCGAGGGCGGTGAGCCTGCGACCGCCGCCTATGTCGACCAGGTCATCAGCGACATCCGCCGCACCAAGCCGCTCCGCTCGCACTTCACCTTCACCCAGGCACTCGCCGCGACCGCGAAGGTCGGCGTCATCGGCGCGGCCCGCGCCCTCACCTTCGCGCGCGTGCAGCTCGCCGCGCCGGCGGCAGCCTGAACCGGAGCGCCCGCATGGCCCTGATCCTCGTCATCACCTCCGTCGGTCGCGCCGCCCTGGTCAACGCGCATAACACCGGCACGCTGCCGGTGCTGCTTTCGCACGTCGGCTTCTCGCCGCTTGCGTCGGCGCCGAGCGCCGCCAGCACGACGCTGCCGGGCGAGGTGAAGCGTATCGCCACCTTCTCGGGCACCGACGTCGCCGACGACACGATGCACGTCCTGGTGCAGGACACGAGCCCCGACAGCTACACCGTTCGCTCGTTCGGCCTCTACCTCGCCGATGGCACGCTGTTCGCTGCCTACGGGCAGGCCGGGCCGATCATCGAGAAGTCCGCTCAGGCGGACATGATGCTCGCGATCGACGTCAAGTTCGACGACATCGACGCGGACGCGATCACCTTCGGCGACGCGACCTTCATCAGCCCGCCGGCGACGGAGACGGTCGCGGGCGTGCTCGAGCTGGCGACGCAGACCGAGACAACCGCCGGCACGGACACGCAGCGTGCCGTCACGCCGAAGACGCTCTCGGGAGCCATGACGGCACGGCTCGCTTCTTATGCGCGGCTCGACGGCGCGACCTTCACCGGCGCCGTCACCTTCAATCAGCCGATCGTCGCGACCACGCCAAACGCGGGCAGCACGGGCGGCGTCCGTCTGCGCGGCAATCCCGTTTCCGGCGAAGCGATCCTGCAGATCCTGACCCCCGATGGGCAGGGTCAGTGGGGTTGGATGGCCTTCACCGCCGCCGGCAGCTTCAAGTGGAACGCGAACACCGTCTGGCACGCCGGCAATGACGGCGCCGGCAGCGCGCTCGACGCCGATCTGCTCGATGGCCAACACGGCAGCTACTACACCGACATTGTCGGCCGCCTCGGCTTCACCCCGTTCAACCGCGACGGCGGCCAAGTGCTCGGGTCGGTGAACGTCCGCGACCAGGTCTACGCCAGCACGCCAAACGACGGCACGAGCGGCGGCATCGCGCTGCGCGGCAATGCGGCGTCCGGTCAGGCGATCCTGCAGATCCGCACGCCGGACGGTCAGGGGCAGTGGGGCTGGATGAGCTTCAACGCCGCCGGCGGCATCAGCTATAGCGGGAACACGGTTTGGCACGCCGGCAATGATGGGTCGGGATCCGGGCTCGATGCCGATCTGCTCGACGGCCGGGACAGCACTAGCTTCGCGAGCGTGGCGGGCACGGCCTTCACTGGCGCGATCACCGCTCCGAGCGTCGAGGCTTCGAGCACTGGTGACGTCGGTCAGCTGATCTGCCACCGGCCCGGCACCGTCCTCTACACGGTCGGCGGGATCGGTGATGGCTTCTCCTGGGGCGCGAAGCGGAACGACAAAGCTCAGCCGGCGATCGGCATCGACGGCAATTACAACGCCTACGTCACCACTCACCTCACGGTAGGCGGAAACCTGATCGTCCCCACGGGCAACGGCTACGTGGGGGATGGCTTGATGTGGGCGGCCAGCAACGACGGCTCCGGTTCCGGGCTCGACGCTGATCTGCTCGACGGGCTCCATGCCTCCAGCTTCGCCAGCGCGAGCCACACCCACGGTGCAAGCGACATTGCCGATGCCTTCACCGGCTCGCTGCAGCAAAATGGCTATGTGGCGCTGCCGGGCGGGCTGATCCTGCAGTGGGGCCGCTTCAACGCGCCGGCGAACAGTGGCGCCAGTGTCGCCTTTCCGACGCCGTTCCCGAACGCCTGCTTCTCGGCCGTGGTCAGTGGCGGGATCTCCGACGCGGGCGCGCAGGACAATTTCACCACCGTGCTGGCCGACACGATCTCGGCCGCCGGCTTCCAGGCCTTCAACGCGGACGGCACCAGCTCCGCCTGCACCTTCTTCGCCGTCGGCTTCTGAGTGACCCCGATGAGGAGCATCCCCCATGCAGACTGAGATCGCCCCCTACGACGCTGCGCGTCGGACGGTAGGCGTCACCTTCACCCATGCCGGCGTCGTGCATCAGCGCGAGGTGAACGCCTGCCACGATGGCGACGGCGCCTACGATGCCGAAGCGACCGCAGCGCGCGTGGAGGCAGTCGCCTCGGGCGTCGCCGTGAAGATTGCCGCCGGCGCCATCACCAACCCGCCCGCCCCCGCTGACGACGACGCTGCGCCAGGCGCGGCGGTCGAGGCCTGATCCCGAGGAGAGACGAAGATGGCGACCGAGAAGGAAAAGCGGCTGCGCGATCGCAGCAGCGGCGGGCGAGCGCTGCTCGTCGAGACCGTGCCTGCGTGCCTCGACCCGCTGGCATGGGGCAATGGCGCCGTGCCGCAGGACATGCGCGCTTACCGCGACGTGGAGGTGCAGGTTTCGGGCCTCTCCGGCGGCGACTCGATCAGCATCACGCGGTCCCTCGTCGAGGGCGGCACCTATGTGGCGCCGAAGTGGGTGAGCCACGCCTTCGAGACCGGTGACGTCATCACCGCAGACGGCACCTACGGCTTCAGCGGCTTCGCGCTGCTGAAATGGGCCAAGACCGGCAACGCCAGCAATCCCTCCGTCGTCATCCGGGGGAGCAACTGATGCGCCGCCTTGCACATATCGGTGCCGGTCTGGCCATCCTGGCTCAGCTTGCCCTGGGAACGCCGGCACTGGCGCAATCGGCGCGGGACGCCGCCGGCCTTGCTTCCACCGCTCTGTCTGCGCCAACCCAGAGCAAGCACTTCGCACGCACGGGCGGCTTCTCGATCGTCAGCCGGGTCAAGGCTGACTTCGGGGCTGGCCTCGGCGCGACTGCGACTGGCGGCACCTTCGGCATGACGCAGCGCATCGCCCACACGAACCTGACGGGCTGCGAACTCACGTCTGTCGCGCCGCTCTTCTCGCATTGGGCGCCCGCCGCCGGCGTGGAAAGCAACACCAGCCAGGATCTGATGATCAAGGTGGCGATCGAGCCCAAGGGCACGGTCACCGATCAGGCGACGAACCCGCCGCTCTATGTGCAGGGCCGCGGCCTCGAAGTCTTCACGCTGTCGCGCCGTGGATCCCTGATCGTTGACGAGGTGCCTGTCTCGGTCGCAGCAGGAGCGACCTTCTACGAGCGGACGGGCGTGACCACGGCAACCGCTGCCTCGGGCACGATCCCGCGGTCGCAGATCGCGCGTGGCGGCACGGCCATGTGGGGCGAGAATACCGGGGAGGGTGCGAACGCAAACGATAGCGTGCTCTTCAACAACGTCACGAACAACACGGTGGCCGGCTACACGTCTTCGCTGATGCTCGGCCGATGCGTAAGCGGGAAGATCGCGCCTTCCATCATCGGCATCGGCGACAGCATCAGCGTCGGCTCGCACGATTACATTCCCAACGGCCTTGGCTGGGTCGCCCGTGCTTTGGCCGGCTGGCCGGGTGGCCAGCTCGGCATCGCCGGCGAGAAGGAACGCGACACCCTGACCGCTCGCGGCTTCATGGCGCGCATGCCGATCGCGCGTTTCGCAACCGCAATCCTCGATGAATACGGCACCAACGACATCAACGCGGCGGACAGCCTTGCGACCGTGAAGGCCAGCATCCTCGCCTCCGCCCTGCGCTTCCAGCGCCAGGGGCAGGCGTTCATCAAGGCGACGATCCTGCCCTACACCACCAGCACGAATGGCTGGTTCGACGTGGCAGGACAGACGGTCACCGGGAACGAAGCCGTGCGAGCTGCCGTCAACAGCTGGTTGCGGGACACGAGCGCCAACGGCTTCGTCGCCCAGGCAAACGCTCAGGTGGCCAGCATCCCGTCCGCCGGGCGGGCCTATGTCGTCGATCCTGCCGCCGGCGTCGAGGTGGATGCGAGCGGCGCGCTGACGCTCAACGGTGGCTTCTGGATGGCGGCACCCGGCGGCATCCTCGACAGCGGAACGGCGACGGGCGGCTCGACGTCGTCGGTCATCTCTACGGCCAAGGCTTACGGCGTAAATGCGCTGCGCGGCTACGTCGTCCACACGACCGGCGGCACCGCGGCCGGGCAGATCTGCGTCGTCGCCTACAACACCGCGACGGTCATCACCTGTTCCAATTCGATGCCGCTCTCGCCGGATGCGACCACCACGTTCCGCATCTATCGCGGTCTGGCAGTCGACGGCCTGCACCCGGCAACCGAAGGCCACGCCCGTGCCGCGGCCGCGGCCAAGCCTGCCATCGACAAGATCATGTCGCTGCCGATCGGCTTCAATCTCGACATGCCCCGCCTTCCCGCGAACGATAACGAGGCCGAGCGCCTCGCCGCATAGATCCGGCTCCGCCTTGTAGAGTGCGTCTCTACAAGGCGGCGGCCGCGCGAGTTCGGGTATATCCCATCATGGTCGCTCGCCATGAGCGATCCCGCCGACCTTCAGCGCCTGATCGGCGACATCTGCCGCCTGGGCACCGTTGCGAGCATCGATCTCGCCGCCGGGACTTGCTGCGTGAAGATCGGCGATATCCTGACCAACGACCTGCCCTGGGCGGCGGCCCGCGCCGGTGCGATCCGCGCCTGGCTGCCGCCCAGCGTCGGCGAGCAGGTCATCGTCTTCTCGCCTGAGGGCGACACCGAGGCGGGCATCGTTCTCGGCGGCATTTTCTCCGATGCCCGTCCTGCCCCCGCTTCCGAGGCGATCGCGTTGCTGCTCTTCGATGATGGCGCCAGCATCAGCTACGATCCCGCGGGACACCGCCTCGATGTCACCCTGCCTGCAGGCGCGACCGCGACGATCGCCGCGCCAGGCGGCATCACGCTGGACGGCCCGGTCCATATCACCGGCGCGCTCACCACCGACGACAAGGCGACGTTCGCCGGCGACGTGAAGGGTGCCGGCATCAGCCTCAAGGATCACGTCCACGGCCAGGTGCAGGCCGGCTCCGCCAAGTCGGGCAAGCCGGAATGATCGGCATGAATGCCGGAACCGGCCGCGCGCTCGCTGGTGCCGACCACCTTCGCCAGTCGATCGCCGACGTGCTGATGACGCCGATCGGCACCCGCATCGGCCGCCGCGACTATGGCTCGCTCGTGCCCGAGCTGATCGACCAGCCGGCGAATGCCGCCGGGCGCCTGCGGCTCTTCGCCGCCGCGGCCATCGCGCTGCTCGCGTGGGAGCCGCGGCTCCGCGTCTCCCGCTTCACCCTCACCGCCGGCGACAGGCCGGGCGCCGTCCTGCTCGGCATAGAAGGCCGCCGCACCGACGTCGCCGCGGTGAACGCCCGCACCCAGCTCACCGTGCCGCTCGTCGCGAGCGGCGTCCTCCCCGCCTGAAGGACCGATCGCTCATGGCCTATATTCACGGCATCCAGACCACCGAGGCCACCGACCTCGCCACCTCGATCGTCCCGATCTCCACCTCGGTAATCGGCATCGTCGCGACCGCGCCCGACGCCGACGCCGCCGCCTTCCCGCTCAACACGCCTGTCCGTCTGATCGAGGCGGCCGCAGGGATCGAAAAGGCCGGCGATACGGGGACGCTCGTGTCCGCGCTCCGCGACATCGCCGCACAGGTCCGCTGCCCGGTGGTGGTGGTGCGCGTGGCGCCTGGCGCTGATGCTGCCGCGACCGCCGCGGCCGTGATCGGCGATCCGGCTGCGACCAGCGGCCGCGTGGGCATGCAGGCGCTGCGCGATGCGCAGGCGATCTGCGGCATCAAGCCGCGGATCCTCGGCGCACCCGGCCTCGACACCGCGGCGGTCGCCGACGCCCTCGCGGTCGTTGGCGAGAAGCTGCGCGCCTTCGTCTATGCGGCCGCGACCGGCGCCAACGATGCGGCGCTGATCGCCTATGCCAGCAACTTCGACCGCCGTAACCTGATGTTGATCGTCGGCGATCTGTCGCGGTCGGGCGACCTGGTGACGGTCAGCGGCGTCGCGACTGCGCTCGGTCTCCGCGCCCGGATCGATCAGGAGCAGGGCTGGCACAAGACGCTGTCCAACGTGCCGATCGCGGGCATCGTCGGCGTGACCCGCCCGATCGGCTTCGACTTCCAGGACGAATTCACCCAGGCCAACGTGCTCAACGCGGCCAACCTGACCGTCATCGTCTCGGTGAATGGCGCCTTCCGCTTCTGGGGCAACCGCACGACCGCGGCCGAGGAGAGCGGTTACATCTTCGAGAGCGCGACGCGCACCGCGCACGTGCTGATCGACGAGATCGCCGCCGGGCTGATCTGGGCGGTCGACAAACCGCTGACGCCGAGCCTCGCCAAGGACATCGTCGAGAAGATCAACGCGCGTCTCGACACGCTCCGCAACCAGGGCCGGCTGCTCGGCGCGAAGGCGAAGTTCGTGCCCGCCAACAACTCCACCTCCGAGCTGCGGCTCGGCCGGCTGCGGATCGACTACGACTTCACGCCCGTGCCGCCGCTCGAGGCGCTGCTGCTGCGGCAGACGCTGACCGATCAGTATTTCGCCAACTTCGCCGAGCTGGCGACCGCGGCCTGACGCGCGCGCCCCTCCCTGCCCTTTCCCCCGGAGACCTGACCCATGCTGCCCCGCAAGCTCAAGGATCTGCTGCTGTTCAACGAAGGCGGCAACTATCTCGGCGAAGTCAACGCCGCGACCCTGCCCAAGCTCACCCGCAAGCTCGAGGAGTGGCGCGGCGCCGGCATGGACAGCCCGGTCAAGATCGACATGGGCGGCGAGGCGCTGGATCTCGAATGGACCGCCGGCGGGCCGCTCCGCGACGTTCTCGCGCAATATGCCGAGCCGCGCGTGGATGGCCTGCTGCTGCGCTTCGTCGGCGTCTACGAGGCCGACGACACCGGCGAGAAGACCGCGGTCGAGGTGATCGTACGCGGCCGCCACGAGGAGATCGAGGCGGGCGAGCAGAAGATCGGCGAGGGCGGCGAGTTCAAGGTCAAGACGAGCTGCGCCTATTACCGCCTCGACTGGAATGGCTCGACCGTCATCGAGGTGGATCCGCTCAACATGGTGCTGATCGTCGACGGCAACGATCGCATGGCCGAGCGCCGCGCCATCCTTGGCGTCTGACCCTCATCCCCTGACCGCACCAGGAGCCGACCATGACCGAACCCACTTCCCCTGCAGCGCCGGCCGCGCGCAGCTTCACCCTCGATGAAGACGTCACCCTCTCCGGCAAGGTGCTGTTCGAAGCCGGCACCGAGATCGTCGTGCGCAAGCCCGGCTCCGGCGAGCTGCGCGGCATGACCCTGCTGTCGCTGTCGCAGCTCGATGTCGAAACGCTCGAGAAGCTGGCGCCGCGCATCACCACCCCCGTGATCGTCAAGGGCGCGGCCTGGGCACTCTCCGATCTGATGCAGTTCGGCGGCGAGGTTATGGATTTTTTGCTGCCGAAGGCCGCGAAGCAGGCGGTCTCCCCAACCGAGTAGAGGCGGCGATGGCCGACATCGCCGTCGTCTTCCACTGGCCGCCCGCCGCCATGGACCCGATGCCCCTGCCCGAGCTGATGAGCTGGCGCGCCGAGGCGGCGAAGCGCGCCGGCGCCGAGGAGTAACCGCGTGGCCGATCGCGATCTGCGCATTCGCATGCTGCTGCAGGCAGCCGACAAGGTCACCCGCCCCTTGCGCGACATCGCCGGCGGCTCGACCAAGGCGGGCCAGGCGCTCAAGGTCACGCGCGACCGGCTGAAGGAGATCGAGCGCGCGCAGGCGGACCTGCAGGGCTTCCGCCAGCTGAAGACCGGCCTGCGCGATACCGAGCGCGCGAGCGAGGCGGCGCAGACGAAGGTCGGCCAGCTCGCCCGCGCGATCGCCGCGGCCGAAAAGCCCAACCGCCAGATGAGCCGGGATCTCGAGCGCGCCAGGCGCGAATCGCAGGCGCTCACCCGTCAGCGCGACCAGGAGCTGAGCCAGCTGCAGGAGTTCCGCACCCGCCTCGACGCCGCCGGCATCAGCACGCGCAACCTGGTGCGCCACGAACGCGAGCTCCGCGACGCGGCTGCCCGCACCAGTCGCGAGTTCGAAGAGCAGAGCCGTCGCCTGGCGATCGCCGATGATCGCGCGCGTCGCTTCGCTGCCGGCCGCGCAGCGTTCGACCGCACCCAAGCACGCGCAGCCGGCCTCGCCGCCGGCGGCGCCGCCGCGATCGGCACCGGCTTTGCCCTCTCGCGTCCGGTCACCGGCTCGGTGAAGGCGGCGCAGGAATATGAGTCCGTCATGTCCGACATCGGGCAGAAGGCGGATCTGCTGCGCTCCAAGTCCGAGCAGCTCGGCCGCGGCCTGCTGCGCGCGGCGCGGGATGCGAACCAGCTGCCCGCCGCCATGCAGGCCGGCGTGGATACGCTGAGCGGCCTCGGCGCCACCGTGCCCGATGCCGTCGCCATGATGCGTCCGATCGGCCGCGCCGCCACCGCCTACAAGGCCGAGATTGCCGATCTGGCGAACGCCAGCTTCGCCGCGCATGACAACCTGAGGGTCGACACCCAGGACACGGGCCGGGCGCTCGACATCATGGCGACGGCGGGCAAGCGCGGTGCCTTCGAGGTGAAGGACATGGCGGCGCACTTTCCCGAGCTGACCGCCTCGATGCAGGGGCTCGGCGCCAAGGGTCTGCCCGTCGTCGCCGATCTCGCCGCCGCGCTGCAGATCACACGCAAGGGCGCCGGCGACAGCGCGACCGCGGCGAACAACCTGCAGAACCTGCTCGCCAAGGCGACCAGCGGCGACACGATCAAGAACTTCGCCAAGTTCGGCATCGACATTCCGAAGGCGCTGAAGCGTGCCGTGGCGGAGGGCCGCAGCCCGATCGAGGAGCTGGTCAGGCTCACGCAGAAGGCGACCGGCGGCGACGGCGCCAGGCTTTCCGCCCTGTTCGGCGACATGCAGGTGCAGCAGGCGCTCCGCCCGCTGATGGCGAACATGGCGCTCTATCGCCAGATCCGCGCGGACGCCCTCGGTGCCACCGGCACGGTCGATGCCGACTTCGCCGAGCGCATGCGCGATTCCGCCGAGCAGAGCCGGCAGCTGGCGGTGAACGCCGAGGTGCTGAAGGTGACGCTCGGCGCCGCGCTGCTGCCGACCGTGAACGCGCTGGTTCAGCGGCTCTCCGCCGGCGCGAGCTGGCTGGCGGCCTTCAGCGCCCAGCACCCGCGCCTGACGAAAGCGGCGATGATCCTCGCCGGCGGGCTGGCCGTGCTCTTCGGCCTGCTCGGGCTCGGTGCCATCGTGGCCGCCGGCATCATGGCGCCACTCGCGATCGTCAATGCCGGCATGGTCGCACTCGGCGTGGCGGGAGGCGTCGCGTCCATTGGTCTGCTGCCGATCATCGGCACAGTCGCCCTGATCGCCGCAGGCATCGCGGCGCTCGGGACCGCAATCTACATCGTCGCGACGCAAGGCTTCGGGGCGCTCGCCGCGGTGCTGGTCAACTGGTCGCCGCTCGGCCTGATGTGGCGCGGCATCGCGGCGCTGCTTGCCATGTTCGGCATCCAGGTGCCCGCCAAGCTGACCGAAGCAGGGGGCAACATGATCCGCGGCCTGATCCGCGGGATCACCGGCATGCTGGGAGCGCTTAAGTCGACGATCGTCAACGCCGCGAGCGCGGCCGCCGGCTGGTTCAAGGCCAAGCTCGGCATCCACTCGCCAAGCCGTGTCTTCGCCAGCTTCGGCGGCTTCATGATGCAAGGATTGTCGCAGGGGATCGACGGAGGCGCCTCGGTACCGGTTCGCCGTATCCAGCGCCTGTCCCGCGAGGTGACGGCCGCCATGGCGATCGGCGCGGCCGTTCCGGCGATCGCGGCTGGGAACGCTTCAGCCGGGCCGACCGGCATGCGAGGCGCGGCCTCCCGAGCCGCTGCGCCGCCGCCCGCCGCCAGCGGCACGATCGTCTTCAACTATCACGCCGCACCAGGCGTGAAGGATGCGCGCGCGGAAGCGCGGGCGATGTTCGAGGAGCTGAAGAAGCTGGAGGCGGCCGACAGGCGGGCCTCCTACGCCGACCAGCCGGATTGGAGCGATCGCGGATGATCCTCATGTCGCTCGGCCTGTTTCTCTTCTCGGTGCCGACGCTCGTGCATGACGAGCTGCAGCGCCGCGCCGACTGGCGCCATGCGCGTGCGCCTCGCGTCGGCGCGCGCGATGCGGTGCAGTTCGTCGGGCCGGGCGAAGAGACAGTCACCCTCTCGGGCACCGCCGTCGCCGAGCTGCAGGACGGCGACGCCTCGATCGACCAGCTGCGCGACATGGCGGGCACCGGCACCGCCTGGCCGCTGCTGGACGGCGCGGGCCGCGTCTGGGGCACCTTCGTTATACTCGCCATCGACGAGCGGCATCGCCACATCCTCGCGGACGGACGGGCGCTGACGATCGACTTCGGCATCGACCTGCTCCGCGTCGACGTGCCCGAGGAGCCTGCCCCGTGAGCTACGTTCTGCCGCACGCCGACTACCGGGTGACCCTCGACGGCGTCGACCTGACCGATCGCCTGCGGCCGCGCCTCGAGGCGCTCACCCTGACCGAGCGCCGCGGCGACGAGGCCGACCGCCTCGAGATCGTGATCGAGGATACCGACGGCCGCTTCGCTCTGCCCTCCCCCGGCAAGCTGCTGCATGTCCAGATCGGCTGGCTGCGGGGCAGCGACGTGCCGGTCGGGCTGGTCGACAAGGGCAGCTTCAAGGTGGACGAGGTAGAGCATGGCGGGCCGCCCGACGTCATCACGCTGCGCGCCAGCTCCGCGGACTTCACCAGCAGGATCGTGACGCGCCGCGAGCAGAGCTGGCGCGACACGACGATCGGCGCCGTCGTGAAGATGGTCGCCGCCCGCAACGGCCTTGAGCCGCGCTGCGCTGCCGCGCTCGCTTCGGTTGCTCTGCCGACGCTGCACCAGAGCCGCGAGAGCGACATGGCGCTGCTGCGCCGCCTGGGACGCGAATATGATGCGGTTGCGACCGTGAAGCGCGGCTCGTTGATCTTCGCCCGGGTCGGCGCGGGAGTGACCAGCTCGGGGAAGGCCATACCCGCGCTGACCTTCGCGCGCGGCGAAGGCGACACCCACAGCTACCGCCTCGAAAAGCGTGGGGACGTCGCCGGCGTCTCCGCCAGCTGGCACGATCGCGGCGCGGCGACGAAGAAGACGGTCATCGCAGGCGAGGAAGGCGGTGCGCGCCACCTGTCCCGCGTCTACCCGACCGAACGCGCCGCCCGCGCCGCAGCCGATGCGGCGCTGTCACGATCCAGGCGGCAGCCCGCCTCGCTCGATCTCACCCCGGCTTACGGCCGACCGGACATCTACCCCGAGCGGAAGGTCAATGTCCGCGGCTTCAAGCCTGAGATCGATGCGCGCAGCTGGCTTGTGGCCGAAGTGTCTCACACGCTGGACGGAACAGGCGGCCTGTCGAGCCGGATCAAGCTCGAAACCACCTGAGGACTTGTGGCGGACCAACCACAACTGTGGTAGCCATGTTTTGTTCCGCTGCGCGCGGACGAAGGAGGAATTATGAAGGGGGCTTCGAAGCCGCGTTTCCCTGCGATCGATTGTCCGCATTGCGGCAGCCGCGCCGAGGTTCGATCGAGTGAGAAGGTCACGCCTTGCATCCGCGATGTCTGGCTACGCTGTCGCAACGACGACTGCGGGCACCGCTTTGTAGCGCAATTCTCAGTGGTGCGGACGATCACGCCCAGCCTTCGCCCGAACCCCTCCATCGTGCTGCCGGTCTCCGCGGCATACCCGCTTGGCCAACGCCGACCAGCGAATGATGAGGTGCAGGTAGTCGCTCTGCGCGCCGACAATGATCTGCTCACGCGCGAGATCGGCTGAAGACAGGCTGGTCTGGCCGGCTTGTACCGGTATCGTAATGACCTGAGCCGCTGTCCTGCTAAGGCGGTCTTAGCGGCGCCTCAGCTTTCCCTAAGGACGAGCGCCCCGCGCTTCCCAATCGCCCCGAGGCGTTTGTGGACTGGGCCGAAGCGGCCCAGCTACACCGCTGATACGCGGAGCAAACGGGGGGAACAGGATGGTCTGGGACCAACGGAGGCCTGACAGAAAGTCGAGACGTCCGTCATGCCAGTTCTGGCTAGAGCAGGGGCTCGGGCTCGCCGCCATAGTGACTTTATGGGTGTGGTGGCGGTGGGGTTGAGGCCCAGCACTGTGCCTGAGCCGACGTGCAAAGGCCCGCTGCGGGCCGGCAAACGCCAGATGACCCCAGTGGTTAACGCACGTTAGGCATGCTTGCGCCAGTTCGATTCGGCCAGCCATCAGGTCGGCATGGATGCGAGCGCTTACGATAAGCTGACACCCCGCGAACGCGAGCTATTGCGCGCCGCGGCCACGGGTCAGACGGCCAAGGAGATCGGCCGCGAGCTCGACCTTTCGTACCGTACCGTACAGCAAGGGCTGTACGAGGCGCGGGCCAAGCTCGGGCTCGGCAGAAGCGTCGCAGCAGGTCAGGCGCTCCTCGCTTTCGAGGCTTCAAATGCCACCCCTGAACAGATTCAGGTCTTACCCCCTGAACTCGAACGCCTTGCTCCTGAACGGTTTTTTCCTGCAACTCCGATGTCAGACGAACTGCCTGAGCTGCAGCCGTCTGCGGTTACCACCACAGTGCTTCGCGAGCCGTCGGCGATGTTCGAAGGCGCAATGAGCATGATGGTGGAGCCGATTTCCGGCTCGGCTGAGAGGGCCACGCGGGGGACGGATGGACTACACCGAAATCTGTTGCTCATCCTCGCATGGACGCTCGGCATTCCGCTCGTGCTGGCAATCGCAGTCGTCCTCTACCTTGGGGTAACGACCATCGAGAAGATCGCGCTCGGCGCGACCTGACCTGCACATCATCGATGCATGCTGCGCCGCCATCCCGGCGCAAGGGGGAAGCTATGTCTCGTGACGTTCGACCGCTCGCCAACGTGATGGCGCACGATATCTGGGCCGTTGAGTTCAGCCATGATCGGCACCTGGCCAAGACGGCGCATTTCATCGCTACCATGGCGGAGGCGCGGGTGGCCTCTCGTGCACCGGCGTTTGTCGGTCACGAAGCGCTCGTTTGCGCTGGGGAGGCGATCCAGTTGCAACTCGCCGCGCGGGCAAAGCTCGTCGAGTTGCACGAGCGACTGCAGGACGTGGCCGGTCAGGTCGGTGTACCGGAATATGCCGGCTCGGGTGGCCAGAAGCCGGAGCCGGGCACGCCCGAGCCGCGGAGCCCGCGGGAGCTCGAGGCTGCGTAACCGGTAAGCGCTTGATCCGGGAGCGATCCTGCGATCAAGACGGGTGCAATGTTCACGCTCCTGCTCGCCAACTGGGCGCTCGTCTTCATTGTGATCGCCTCTGCGGGACGATGGGGCGCCGCGCCCGAGCGGGCGGGAGCGGGCATGGTGCTCGCGGCTTCGCTACTGAACTTCATGTTCAATGGCGATCCGCGCACCAGCTTCGGCACGCTGCACCTTCCCTTGTTCCTGATCGACGTTGGGCTGTTCGCGGCCCTGCTGTGGCTCAGCCTGAAGGCCTCACGGCAATGGACACTCTGCGCATGCGGCGCACAGCTGGCGGCGGTAATCGGCCATTTGGCCAACGCGTCCGTGCACGCAATCTCACCTTTCACCTACGCACTGCTGACCGGCCTTTCCACCTGGATCGTCATGGTCGCGATCATCGCTGGAACGATCCGACATCAGGTTCGGCTGGCGAAACGCGGTGTCGATCCGTCCTGGCGGACCTGATCCGGCCCGTAGCTGCCGATGTCGCGGATGACTGCGCGGCGCGCTTGCTTGAACGATATCGCTCGCTGCCGGAAGTACTCGCGGCCGATCCGAAGGAGGTTCAGCGGGTTGCCGGATCAGTTGATGGCGTAGGACAGATCGTCGGAAACGTCCGATCTGCGATGCTCCGCTGCCTTGAGGCAGACATCGCCAGTCGGCCAGTCCTCTCGACGTACACCGCCACTATCGACTTCCTGCGGGCGCTTCTTGCGTTCGGCCCAACGGAGCGCGTGGCCGTCCTATTTCTTGACGGAGCCAACGGGCTGCTCGCCGCGGAGATCGTGGCCGAAGGCACCGTGGACCAGGTCGCTCTCTACCCCCGCGAGATCTGCAAGCGGGCGCTTGAGGTCGGCGCGGCAGCCTTCATCGTCGGACACAATCATCCGGGAGGAGGGCTAGACCCGAGCAAGGATGATCGCGCCCTGACCGAGGCCCTCGCCCGAGGTGCGCTGGCGCTCAGCATCACCTTTCACGACCACATCATCGTCTCACGAAAAGGATGGCGTTCCATGCGGGAAATGGGTGTCCTATGAGCCCGCACATTCCGGATATTCGGCGCGTCGTCGAGGCTGCCCTGTCGGCCAACATGGAAGCGGTCCGCGCCCTTAAGCAGTTCGAAGCACGCGGCGCACCCGAACCACGCGGCCAGAAAGCGATGGAGCCACCAACCCCGGGCGCAGCGCTTCGTGCGCGGGCAGAGCGCGCGATCAGGGGGCGCGATCTGCGCGATCGGGTGTTCGATGATCCTGGCCTGTTCGCCGATCCGGCATGGGACATGCTCCTCGATCTTTATGCGTCGGAGAGCACCGGAAAGCCGGTGCGGGTCAGCTCACTCTGCATCGCAGCCAGAGTACCCTCCACCACCGCGCTGCGCTGGATCAGAGTACTTGAGAAGCGTGGCTACGTACTGCGGGAGGACGATCCACACGACCGCCGGGTCTGTCACCTACAGCTGACGGACAAGGCGCGGAAAGCAGTCGAGCGCGTCCTAATGGGATAGCGGCTTCAAAGCCGCCACTTAAGCGCCGAGATCACCTGCCCGACGATCGTCACGTCGTCTTCGGCGACGGAATATGGCGCGTAGATCGCCGCATTGTCCGACACGACAGAGAAGCCGCCTTTTGGCTCCCGCCGAAGGCGCTTCACCAAACCTTGCCCGGCGACGAGGAAGCACCAGACCAAGTCAGGTTGCCGCACCTCAACCCGTGCGCGATCCACGAGAAGCATGTCGCCGTCGCTGATCGTCGGCACCATCGAATCGCCCGAGGTCGGCACCAGCAGCAGCTGATCGAACCGGGTCACGCCATGATCACGCAGCCATTTGCGCGCGAACGGGACGTGATCGACGATGGCGCTCTCTTCCACCTCGCCGCCCCCGCCAAGCGTGAACTCCTCGCTGGCCACCGGCACCAGCACGGAGTCCAGCTGGTTGGCAATGTCCGCTGAAGTTGGACGCGGCGTAGCATCGAGGTTTGGATCCTCGGTCTCGCCGGCGAGGTAAGCTGGCGTCGTCTGCAGCTCGCGCGCGATGACGTGTAGATGCTTTGTCCCTCGAGCAGCGCCCCGGATCAGGCCGTTGATGGCAGACTGGGTCAAGCCGGCACGACGCGCGAGTTCAGATTGGGACATGCCTAGCTGGGTAAGGCGCTCTTGGATGCGAGGTCCGATCACGCTCGCACCCTAAAAGGTTGCTTATAGCGGTCCATGCAAGTTTGCAGGTTGCTAAGGCTATAAGTGTTCTGTTAGGTCGCAGGCATGGAAGCGCTGCTGACACCCGCCGAGGCATTCGAGAAGGCAGTCCGGATCGCCGACGGTCAATCTGCTGCTGGCCGCCTCACCGGCGTGAGCCAATCCGCAATCCACCAACGCCTCCGCGCAAAAAAGGGATGTCGCGCTGAGGACGTGCTCGTTCTGGAGGAGAACACCGGCGTTTCCCGTCACAATCTCCGCCCTGACATTTATCCCCCGCATCCAGCCCGACAGGTCTGCCCCTCCCCGGCCGAACAACACGTAGGGGACGGCGCTCCGGTCGTCCCATGCGTTCGAAGCGCCAGATTGCAGCACGCAGGCGGAGCAAAGGCATGACCAAGCCGCTGCAGCCTCTCACCTTCGAGAATGCGCTCGCTCGCATCGCCAGCCTGATCGGCTGGGCCAGCTGCGCCCAGATCACCGGCGCCAGCGAGCGCACTGTTCGCTCCTGGTCCGAGCGGGACATCCCCGGCCGCGTGCGTCTGGACGCCGCCCTCGCGCTCGACAGCGCCTGGATCGCCGCCGGCGGCGACGGCGCCCCGCTGCTCGAATGCTACGCCCTGCGCGTGGAAGCGGACAGCGTCGCCGTCCGCGCCTGCACCGACGCGCTGCGCCGTCATGCGATCGACGTCATCCGCGCCAATGCGGACGCCGAGGCGGCGCTGGTTGCCGCCACTGCGCCGGGCGCCACCGCCGCCGACTTCATCGTCGCCGAGCGCGAGGTGGAGGAAGCGCATAGCGAGCTTGCCGGCGTGCTGCCGCACCTGCGCGCCGCCGCCGGCCACAATGGGCCAACCAGGGGGGACAGCTCGTGACCGACAAGATCGCCCATCCGCCGCCGGCGAATGACAATCAGGGTCCGCTGCCGAAGGCCGCGCCCCCCACCTGACCGGCTGACCGCCGCCACCCGCACCTGACCGAACCCACCCGGCCGCACCCTGCTGCCGGGCACGCCCTCCGCTTGCCTCAAGGTCTCCATGTCACCGCAACAGGAAATTGACCGCATCCGCGTCCAGGTCGCCAGCCAGGCGTCAAGGCTCCGTCGCCTGCGCCTCGCGGTTGGCGGTGAGACCGCGCGCGAGCTGGGTCTGGCACTCGCCGATCTCACCTCCGCCGCCCGCCAGCTGTCCGCCACCGGATCGGCTGCCCGCCGATGACGATGCGCCCCGACATCATCCGCGACCTGCTGCCGCTGCTGAAGGCGGACTTCGCGTGGAAGCGCGAGCAGGGCGACTGGCTGCAGCAGGGCAAGTGCCCGCAATGCGGCAAGCGCGAGGTCTTCACCCGCCGAGACAATCCCGTGCTGCTGCGCTGCGGCCGTGCCGACAATTACGGCTGGGAAGCAACGACGCGCGAGCGCTATCCCGAGATCTTCGAGACCTTCTCCACACGCTACAAAGTCACGCCGCAGGATCCCACCGCCGCGGCCGACGCCTACCTGTCGCAGGCGCGCCACCTCGACCTGCGCGGGCTCCGCGGCCACTACAGCCAGGAGCATTATTTCGACCGTGAGCGGAACATCGGTTCCGCCACCGTCCGCTTTCCCTTGCCGAACGGCAGCTGGTGGGAACGGCTGATCGACAATGCCGGCCGCTTCGATCGCAAGGCGCGCTTCGCTTACGAGCGGCCATGGGCGGGGCACTGGTGGCAGCGGCCCGACGTCACCTTCGCCGATCTCGCCGCGGCCGAGACGATCTGGATCGCGGAAGGCATCTTCGACGCGCTCGCACTCGAGCAGGCCGGGCAGCGCGCCGTCTCCGCCATGTCGGCGAACGTCTATCCCGAGAAGGCGCTGGCCGAGCTGCGAAAGGCATGCGCCGACAGCGCGCGCCCGCTCCCCAAGCTGATCTGGGCCTTCGATCTCGGCCCCGCGGGCGCCCGCTACACCCGCCAGTTCGTCGAGCGGGCGCGCAAGGAAGGCTGGACCTGCAGCGCCGCGCAGGCGCGCGAGGATGGCGAGGACGGCGCGAAGCTCGACTGGAACGATCTGCTCGTGCGCGATCGCCTCGGCGAGCAGGACCGCACCACCTACCTGTGGAACGGCGACGTGCTGATCGCCGCCAGCCCGGTCGAGAAGGCGACGCTGATCCGCGATCGTCACCGGCTCGGCAGCTTCCACTTCACGTTCCGCAACCGCACCTTCTGGGCGAGCTACAACGCCGCCGCCGTCGAGGAAGCGGTCACCGAGGGGCTCAACTCGATCCGCCGCAAGGTCGAGGATCCCGATCCCGAGCAGATCTCCAAGATCCGCCGCGAAGCCGAGCAGGCTGGACTGTCGATCGAGGAGATCGCCAACTGCGCCTTCCGCACGCTCTATCGCCAGCGAGACGAGGCGACCGACGAGACGTGCTACTTCCTCAGCGTCGACTTCCCGAGCGACCGTCCGAGCGTGAAGGGCGGCTTCAGCGCCACCGCACTGATGACCGCCGCCGAGTTCAAGAAGCGCCTGTTCGCCATCGGCACCGGCGCGATCTGGACCGGCGGCCAGCACCAGCTGGACCGCATCATGCAGCGGCAGACGGTGCGGATTGCCGACGTCCAGCCCCTCGGCTTTACCGGATATAGCCGCGACCACGGCTGCTACGTCTTCGGCGATCTCGCGGTGAAGGATGGCCGCGTCTACCGGCCGAACGGCGACGACTTCTTCGAGATCGGCAAGCTCGCGATCAAGCTCGGCACGTCCGAGCGCCTGCTGACCATCGACTATGATCCCGATCAGCTCGACACCAACTGGATCAAGGATCTCTGGACCGCTTACGGCGCCAAGGGCGTCGTCGTCCTGACCTTCTTCTTCGCATCGCTGTTCGCCGAGCAGATCCGCCGCGATCAGAAGAGCTTCCCCTTCCTCGAAATGCACGGCCTGCCCGGCTCCGGTAAGACCACGCTGGTCGAGTTCCTGTGGAAGCTGCTCGGCCGCGAGAATTACGAGGGCTTCGACCCCGCCAAGGCGACGCCCGCCGCCATGGCGCGCAACCTCGGCAAGGTCGGCAACCTGCCCGTCGTGCTGATCGAGGGAGATCGCCACGAGGATGCCAGCCACGCCCGCCGCTTTGAGTGGGAGGAGCTGAAGACGGCCTATAACGGCCGCACCGTCCGTGCCCGCGGCGTCAAGAATGGCGGCATGGAGACCTTCGAGCCGCCCTTCCGCGGCGCGATCGTCATCGAGCAGAACGAGCCCGTCGCCGCCTCCCGCGCCATCCTCGAGCGGATTATGTCGCTCGGCTTCGACATGGCCGGGTGGAGCGAGGCGACGAAGACGTCGGCCGAGCGGCTTGAGCAATGGCCGATCGAGAAGCTGTCGGGCTTCATCATCGCCGCCGCCCGCCAGGAACAGCAGGTGCTGCAGCGCTTCACCCAGGCGTTCGCCATGCACGAGCAGGCGCTGCTTGCCGAGCGTGCCGTCCGCACCAACCGGCTCGCCAAGACCCACGGCCAGCTGCTCGCGATGCTGGACGCAATGCGGATGCTCGTGCCGCTCACCGACGAGCAGCACCAGCGCACCACCGCGCTGATCCGCCAGATGGCGGCCGAGCGGCAGCTCGCAGTCGACAACGAGCATCCCGACGTCGCCCTCTTCTGGGAGCGGTTCGACGATCTCGAATCCTACGAGACGAACGGCTGCGAACACCCGATCAACCTGCACCGTGATCCACGGATGATCGCGATCAGCCTCGGCGACTTCGAGCAACGCTGCGCCGACCGCCGCTGGCAGATCCCGTCGCACGCCGAGCTGCTGCGCAACCTCAAGACATCGAAGAGCCGCAAGTTCGTGCGGCTCGGCACCGTCAACGGCTCGAATGGCAAGTCGAAGCACTGCTGGATCTTCGAGCGCCCCGCCGCCTCCCCCTCCCGCTGACCAGGAGCATGACTCATGCCGACCCTGTCGCCTGCCCCGTCACCTGCCCCGCCACGTCGCCTCGGCCGCACCGTCGCGATCGTCGCGATCGCCATCGTCCTCGCGCCGGTGACGATCGTCGTCCTGGTCGCGATCGTCATGAAGGACCGGCGATGACGGCGCCGCTCACCGCCGGCGGCTATCTCACCCGCCGCCGCGCCGCCGCCGGCCTGTCGATCGCCGACGTGGCGACGATGCTGGCGACGCACACGGCCAATGAAGGCCCGCTCGCATCGCTGATAGCCCGCATCGAGCAGGACGAGGTCGAGCCTTCCGGCCTGCTGCTCAACCAGCTGCGCGGCGCCTTTGCGTTCGACCATCACACCTACCGCTTCCTGCTGCTCGGCGGCCACGCGCCCCAGCTTTGCCGGATCTGCGCCTGCAGCTGGTGTGATCCCTGCGACGACGAGGTCGCCGGCCCCTGCGCCTGGTCAGACATCGACCCGAGCCTCTGCACCCACTGCGCCGCCCGCATCGCCGCGGCGGCCGCCACCCAGCCCGAAAGGTCCGCCCGTGAAGCATGAACCGATCCTGCCCGGCCTCAAGCCGGCGATGATGCCGTGGGACTTCATCCGCCTCCGCCGCGAGGCCGCCGGCGTCTCCATTCCCGAGCTGGCCCGCCGCCTCGACGACGTTCCAGAGCATCGTGCCGACGTCGAGCGCAACCTGCGCATTTGGGAATCGCCCGGCGTCCGACTGAAGCTCTACCTGCTCGAGACGGTGAACCGCCGCGGCTTCCCGATCGACATCGAGATCTATCGCCAGCTCTGCGAAGATCCCGTCGACCATCACCCGACGCTCTGCACCGGCTGCGCCTGCAGCGTCTGGACGCCCTGCACCACGCGCGACGGTGCCGAATGCCGCCACGAAGAGGACGGCACCTGCACCGCCTGCAAGGAAAAGGCTGAGCGCCGCACCACGCGGAGGGCGGCATGACCGACTTTCGCCAAGGCGTCACGCCCGCCGGGCACGACATGCTCGATCGCCTCGATGCGCTCCGCATCGAGCGTGGCGACCTGTTCCCCTGCCAGCTGCTCGATCTCGGCAAACAGCGCGCGCAGCAGGCGCTCCGCACCACCAGCGCCGACAACAAGCGCGGCTTCGCGCTCGACGCGGCCGCCTTCCTGATCCTCGCTGTCGAGGCGAATGACGCCGCGATCGCCGCCGAGGCGACGCGATGATCCGCGCGCGCCCGTCGCACCAGCCCGGATGCTCGTGCCCGCGCTGCCGCCACGTTCGACGGGACACGCGATCAGCGGCCGTCCTGCTCGCGATCTACGTCGCCGCCGGCGCGATCGGCTGCGGCCTCGCCACCGTCTTCCCGCCTGAAACCACCATCCCCGGCTTCGGCGTGCCCGCCGATCTGCCGCGCTGACCAGGAGTTACCATGCCCGACGCACAGACCAGCCTCGCCGCAGACAGCACCACCACTACCGAGGCCCCGACCAACGTCGCCGCCGATCAGCTCCGCCTCTTCATCGAACGCATCGAGCGGCTCGAGGAAGAGCGGAAGAGCATGTCCGACGACATCAACGACGTCTACGCCGAGGCCAAATCCCAGGGCTTCGACGCCAGAACGATGCGCGAGCTGGTGAAGCTCCGCAAAATGGAGAAGAACGCCCGCGACGAACGCGACGCGCTGCTCGAGACCTATCGCTCTGCCCTGGGCATGGCGTGATGCGGGCGCTCACCATCTGGCAGCCATGGGCTTCGCTCATCATGGCGGGCGCCAAGCCGATCGAGTGGCGCTCGCACCACCGCTGCGGCACCGTCGTCGGCCAGCGCATCGTCATCCATGCCGGCATGCGCCCGCACGAGCGGATCGAGATCGCGCAGCTGCGCATGGCGCTGATCGACGAGGGACGGAAGTACCTCGCCGGTCAGCGCATCACCAGCCCCACAGGCCTCGACATCCCGATCGCGCTCGAGCTGCTGCTGCGCGCTTGGGCGGACCCGTCCGTCCTGCCGCTCGGCGCCGGGCTCGGCACCGCCATCCTCGGCGAGCCGAAGCCCGCCGGCGATCTCGGCTTCCCCGTCGATAGCGACCGGCTCGAGCATTCGAATTGGGGCTGGCCCCTGTCCGACGTCGAGGTTTGGCCCGAGCCGGTGCCGATGCGCGGCGGCCGCGGGCTGTGGACGTGGCCGGTCAACGAGTTCGCGGGAGAGGCGGCGTGAACCGCTACTGCATCGAAGGCCCGGGGCTGATTAGCTTCAGCGGTGGCCGCACGTCGGCTTACATGCTCAAGCAGATGCTAGATACGGCTGGTGGCGCCTTTGCGCCCGACATCCATGTGGTGTTCGCGAACACTGGCAAGGAGCGCGAGGAGACCCTCCGCTTTGTTCACGAGTGTCAGGTGCGCTGGGGCGTGCCGATCCATTGGCTCGAGTGGCGAACTCGGCGCACGAAAGACGATGCCGGCAACGTCATCCCGTTTGACAAACGGTTCGAGGAGGTCGGCTACAACAGCGCGAGCCGCGACGGTAAGCCGTTCGCTGATCTGATCCGCGTCAAAGGATACACGCCCAATGCTGTGACGCGCTTCTGCACCTCGGAGCTGAAGGTGCGCGTGATGAAATGGTTCATGCAATCGCGGGGCTATGAGCATTGGACCAACGTCGTAGGTCTTCGCCACGATGAAGGGCACCGCGTGGCGAAGTCGCGGGCGCCGAACAAAGAGCGGTGGACAGTGGCGCTCCCGCTCGACGACGCCAAGGTGTCGAACCGCGACGTGCGGGCATTCTGGCGCGCTCAAGATTTCGACCTTCAGCTGCTGCCCTTTGAAGGCAACTGCGACGGATGCTTCCTCAAGGCCCGGCCGAAGCTGTGGGAGATCGAACGGACGGCACCGGGCACGCTTCAATGGTGGAGCGATATGGAGCAAGGGCCAGGCAAAGGTCGCTTCGTCACTGAGTATAGCTATGCCGAGCTGATCCGTGACGTTCGGACACAACCCGATCTGTTCGCGGGCGGGTTGTTCCACGCCGATCCCGAGATGGATGCCGAGTGCGGCACGTGGTGCGCAGAGGCCGCCTGATGCCGATCCGCCCCGAACTCCGCGAGCGCTACCCGGCGGACTGGCCGGAGATCAGTCGCTCCATCCGCGAGGACCGCGCGCAGGGCCGCTGCGAGTGCACCGGCCAATGCGGCGCCCATCACCGCGGCTACGGCGCGCCGGCCGCGCGCTGTGCCGCCCACCACGGCCAGCCGCACCCGGTCACCACCTCGCCCGTCGTGCTGACCGTCGCCCACCTCGATCGCGCGCCGGGCAATGAGGATCCCGCCAACCTGCTCGCCATGTGCCAGGACTGCCACCTCGCCTACGATCTCGAGGATCACGTCGCGCAGGCAATGTGGACCGCGTCGCAACGCCGCGTCGAGGAGCGCCGCAACCTCGAGCTGTTCCCGCTGCCGATCGGCCCGGCCGAGCCGCGCCGGGCGCCTGAGCCGACGCTGCCCTTCTACTGGCACATGCTCGCCCGGCTGCTCGATCGGCATGGCGAGACCTGCCGCGTCGTCGGCCGCGGCAAGGTGCAATCGGTCGAGGTGGAGTTTGCGGACGGCCACCGCGTCACGGTCAGCCGCTTCGCCATCGTTCCCCGCCAGATCACGCAGCCGGCGCCGCCGGCGCCCGCGCCCGCGCTGCTAGGCGAGATCCTCGCGCCCCAGCTCGATCAGCCAGGTGGAGCCGCCGGCGGCCTTCCGCACGCCGGCGGCGATCAGCCGGTTGGATCGCTCGCCGATCCAGTCGGCGAACGCCGCGTCGGACAGCTCGGCGCCGACCAGCTCCACCACGAGCGCGCGCTGCACCCGCACGCGGACGGAGGCGCCATTATGCCAGTCGGTCAGGTCGAGCCACGTTCGCGCCATGCCGCCCTCCTACAATCCCGCGGCGCGTGCGGCCACGTATGAGCGCCAAGCTGCTCCTTGCGCCTGTCTCCTGGTTCCCGAAGCGTACCCCCGCGCCTTCCCTAAGCATCGCCGCGGCCGGGTGAACCCGCTGATCGCCGATCTCGTGCGCGCGCTTGCCCGCGATCTCGCGGACGAGGACATTGCGCGCGAGGAATCGGCCGAGAAAGTGAATCGTGATCCGAGCAGCCATCTACGCCCGCTTCAGCACCGACCGGCAGTCCGAAAGCTCGGCCGAGGATCAGGCTCGGCTCTGCCGCGAGCGCGCTGACCGCGAAGGCTGGGAGATCGCAGGCGTCTACTCCGATCTCGCGATCTCCGGCACCAGCAACACCCGCCCTGGCTTGAACGCCCTGCTCGAAGCGGCCGATCGCCGCGAGCTGGACATCATGCTGACCGAAGCGATCGACCGCATATCGCGCAACCAGGCCGATATCGCCTCCATCTACCAGCGGCTCGAGTTCGCCGGCGTCCGCATCATCACGCTGTCGGAAGGCGAGATCAACGAGCTGCACATCGGCCTCAAGGGCACGATGAACGCCCTCTTCCTCAAGGATCTCGGCGACAAGATCCGCCGCGGCCAGCGTGGGCGCGTAGCGACCGGCCATATCCCAGGCGGTCTGTCCTACGGCTATCGCGTTGTCACCGGCCTCGATGAGCGCGGCGAGCTGCGGCGTGGCGAACGCGAGGTCGACGAAGCGCAGGCCGTCATCGTGCGCCGGATCTACCGCGAGTTCCTGGCAGGCATTTCGCCGCGAGCGATCGCGCACAAGCTGAACGCCGAAGGCGTGCCGACCGCCAGCGGTGGCGAGTGGCGCCCCACGACCATCGTCGGCTCCCGGTCGCGGCAGAACGGCATCCTGCACAATCCGGCCTATGCCGGGCGGTATATCTTCAACCGCGTCCGCATGGTGCGCGATCCGATCAGCCGAAAGCGGATCTCGCGGATCAACCCGCCCTCGGAGTGGGTGACGCAGGATCTTCCGCACCTCAGGATCGTGGACGAGGCCACGTGGGAAGCCGTGCAGCGATGGCGCGACGCGCGCGAAGGCGTCAGCTTCAGACAGCAGCCCCGCGCCAAGCACCTCCTGTCGGGGCTGGTTGTTTGCGGCAACTGCGGCGGCAACGTCACGATCCTCTCACGCGATCGCTGGGGCTGCGTGCGCCACAAGGACGCCGGCACCTGCGACAATGGTCGCCGGATCAGCACTGAGCGGCTCGAGTCGCGGATTATTGGAGGCCTGCGCCGACACCTGCTCTCGCCCGAGGCACTCAGCCTCGCCGTCCGTGAATATCACGATCGCCGTACCAAGCGCCGCGCCGAGCGGCTCGGCTCACGAGCAGAAGCCGAGCGGCGCGTAAACGAGGCAAAGGTCGCCATTGCGCGCCTGGTCGACGCGATCGCCGACGGTGCAGCCGACTTCTCCGAGGTGCGCGAAGCACTCGCCGCACGACGTGCCGATCGCGAACGTGCCGAGCAGCTGGTCGCCGAGTTCGAAGCCGAGCCGGTGATCGCGCTGCACCCGCATATCGTCGACGCATACCGCAAGCGGGTCGACCAGCTCGGCCAGGCACTCGCCTCGGGCGCGGAGGGCCGCGCGACGGCGATGCCTCTCCTGCGCTCGTTGCTCGAGAAGGTAACGATCACGCCCAACGACGCCGACGAAGACGGACTAGCGATCGAAGGCGCCGGTTCGCTCAACGACGTGCTGGGACTAGCGATGGGGAAGCCCGCCCAGACAGCCCGACCCCGGACTATTCAAGTGGTAGCGGAGGAGGGACTCGAACCCCCGACACGCGGATTATGA